CGAGTTCCTGGGCAAGGTCGACTGGGACAAGGACCAGAACGGCCAGGACAAGAGCGTCATCAAGGCGGCCATCACGCCGGACCACAAGGACTACGCGGCGCTGATGGGCGGAGCGCGTCAGCCGGCACCTGCTCCCCAGGCGCCCAGCGCACCCAACGCCTACGCGCAGGCCACCGGCCGGGCACCCACACCGGGCCGTCCGAGCTGGGCGCAGTAAGGGAGGGCCAGCGTCATGATGCTCCGTCCCCGTCAATCCTTGCTGGTCGATCGCACCTTGTCGGCGCTCGATGCCTACGGGAACACGCTGGCCGTCGCGCCAACGGGGTCGGGCAAAACCATCATGCTGTCGGCGGTGGCCGGCAGGGTGTTGGTCGAGCCCGATGCCAAAGCGTGCATCCTGGCGCACCGAACCGAGTTGACCGGCCAAAACCGCGCCAAATTCGAACGCGTGAATCCGGGCATGAGCACGTCCGTGTTCGATGCCAACGAAAAGTCATGGTCTGGCCAAGCGACGTTTGCCATGGTGCAGACCTTGTCACGGCTGTCTCACCTTGAACAGATGCCGACACTGGATCTGCTCGTGATCGACGAAGCCCACCACTCGTCGTCCCCCAGCTATCGGGCGGTTATCGATGCAGTGTTGGCACGCAACCCAAAGGCTGGCATCTGCGGCCTGACCGCCACACCCAATCGCGGTGATGGTAAGGGGCTGCGCGATGTTTTCTCGAACGTGGCCGACCAGATCACACTGGGGGAGATGATCGCTGCCGGTCACCTGGTCTCTCCGCGTACTTTCGTCATCGATGTGGGTGTCCAGGATGCCCTGAAAAACGTCCGCAAGACGGCGATGGACTTCGATATGGATGAAGTCGCCTCCATTCTCGACAAGCGCTTGATCACGGAAGCGGTCATCAAGCACTGGAAAGAAAAGGCTTCGTCCCGCAAAACGATCATCTTTTGCTCCACCGTCGCCCATGCTCAGAACGTTTGTGATGCCTTCATCGATGCCGGGATCAATTCCGTCCTGATTCACGGTGAGCTGTCCGATGGCGATCGCAAATCACGCCTGGCTGAATATGAGCACGGGCGTGCGCAAATCGTGGTCAACGTGGCCGTGCTCACCGAGGGCTACGACTACACGCCGACCAGTTGCGTTGTCCTGCTGCGTCCCAGCTCTTACAAATCCACCTTCATCCAGATGGTCGGACGCGGTCTGCGTACCGTTGATCCGGAGGAGTTCCCCGGCATCATCAAGTCAGATTGCTTGGTGCTCGATTTCGGCACCGCGAGCCTCATGCACGGCTCGCTGGAGCAAGAGGTGAACCTCGATGGCCATCTGCACGATGGCCTTGCGCCAACCAAGGATTGTCCCGACTGCGGTGCCGTGGTGCCGCTGGCCTGCATGGAATGTCCATTGTGTGGCTACGTCTGGGAGCGGCAGCCGCAGGATCTGGGTGTGCTGGCTGATTTCGTCATGAGCGAGATCGATCTGCTCAAACGTTCCAACTTCCGCTGGTGCGATCTGTTTGGCAGCGATGACGCCTTGATGGCGACCGGTTTCAACGCCTGGGGTGGCATTTTCTTCCTCAATGGTCGTTGGCATGCCGTGGGCGGTGGCCAAGGCATGCAGACCCATCTGCTGGCCGTCGGCGAGCGCACGGTCTGCATGGCCAAGGCCGATGACTGGCTCAATGACCACGAAAGTGCTGACTCGGCCCACAAGACGCGTCGCTGGCTCAACGAGCCGCCAACCCCGAAGCAACTCCAGTACCTGCCCCAAGCGCTGCGTGCTGATTTCGGGATGACCCGCTACCAAGCCTCAGCCTTGCTCTCCTTCCAGTTCAACAAAACGTCAATTCAGCGCCTGGTCATGGCCGCCAACGACAGCTATCGGGAGGCGGCGTGAAATGCATCGTGTGCCACCGACAAGCCAAAGGGTATGGCTGGTTCAACACCCGCCGCAAACGGGGCGATCCCCAACGCTACTCCGACCAGTGGGTGTTCTGCTCGCGTCGTTGTCAGGAGTCGTTTTCCAAACTGATGAACAAGACGGAGGGGCAAATGATCGACCCCAGTGACATGGAAATTGCCGCCATGCGTGCTTGCCTGGCGCCGCTGGGTGAGTACGTCGGTGAGATCGGCATGCAGCGCCCCTTGGCGGATTACAGCCGCGATGAGGTGTTGATGCTGATCGATGTCGTGGTCACGGCCTACCAGGACTGCATGGTGGCCGAGCACGAACGCATGGCCGCCAAGGATCGCGCATTCTTTGAGGAACGTCTGGCGCGTCAGGGGCTAGTGGCTGGGAAAGGAGCGCCGTTCTGATGCTCGACTTTAATCACCGCCCCAAGATTCACGAACAGATCAGTGAGCTGATCGATGCTGCACTGCTGGCAGAACGCCAGCAGCAGACCCCGCGCAATTATCTCGGTGCATCTCGCCTGGGCGTGGCCTGCGAACGGGCCTTGCAGTACGAGTATTTGCACACTGCCCCCGATCCTGGACGCGATTTTCCGGGCCGCGTACTGCGTGTATTTGAAGTCGGTCACGCCCTGGAGGACCTGGCCATTCGCTGGTTGCGCCGGGCTGGATTTGAGCTTTACACCCAGAAAGCCACAGGCGGGCAGTTTGGATTTTCCGTGGCCGGTGGGCGCATCCAGGGCCACGTCGATGGCGTGATCAATGGCGCACCGGCGTCGCTGGGGATGAACTTCCCCGCACTCTGGGAGTGCAAGACGATGAACGACAAGTCTTGGCGGGACACCGTCAAGCAGGGCGTCGCCAAGTCAAAGCCGGTCTACGCGGCTCAGATGGCCATCTACCAAGCCTACATGGAGTCGGCTATTCCCGGTATCTCGCGCAACCCAGCGTTGTTCACGGCCATCAACAAGGACAGCCAGGAGATCTGGTTTGAGTTGGTGCCCTTTGATGGTGGTCTGGCGCAACGGATGTCGGATCGGGCCGTGAATGTCATCGCAGCGACCGAAGCTGGCGAGCAACTCCCCCGCCACACGACAACGCCGACGCACTTCGAGTGCAAATGGTGCGCTTGGCAGGATCGGTGTTGGGGAGCGGCCGGATGACGGAAAACATCGTGTGGCTCGATTTCAACGACGCGATCGACCCGCGTGAGGCGCAACTCAACGACACCGAAGTACTTCGTGCCGGCCTGCTCGACCGGCTTGAGTCTGTATTGCTCTACCTGTTTCCACAAGGACGCATCCGTGGTGGCAAGTTCTACGTCGGCGATGTTGATGGCAATGCTGGCAAAAGTCTTGTGGTGGAGCTCGAAGGCGATCGCCGAGGGCTCTGGAAGGACTTTGCCAGCGACGAAGGCGGCGACGTCATTGATTTGTGGGCGCGATCCCAGGGATTGTCGGCCCGACATGACTTTCCCCGGCTGGCCAATGAGATCCGGCAATGGCTGGGCGTGGCTGCGCCGGCTCAAACGGTCGCACGCCGCGAAGGTCGCTCGGTGCCGATCGATGAGTTGGGGCCGTATACCGCAAAGTGGGATTACCTGTCGGCAGATGGCGAGCTGATCGCTTGCGTCTATCGGTACGACCCACCCACTGGCAAGGAATACCGGCCTTGGGATGTGCGCGCCCGGATGTGGCGGGCGCCTGATCCGCGTCCACTCTATAACCAGCCGGCAGTCGCTCAAGCCAATCAAGTCATTCTGGTTGAAGGTGAGAAATGTGCGGATGCCTTGATCCAGTTGGGCATCGTGGCCACGACGGCGATGAATGGGGCCAAAGCGCCGATCGATAAAACGAACTGGGCGCCCTTGGCCGGTAAGTCCGTATTGATCTGGCCAGACCGGGATGCCCCCGGCTGGGACTATGCCGAGAACGCTGCCAAAGCCTGTGTTGCTGCAGGCAGTGTCTCCGTGGCGATCTTGGTGCCCCCATCTGACAAGCCGGAAAAATGGGACGCGGCCGATGCGGTCGATGAAGGATTTGACTGCGTCGAGTTCATCCGGCAGGCAGAGCGGCGGGTCGTAAAAGCGGCGCCTGCACTGTTGCCTACGTTCACGCTTGGTGCGCTGCTGGATGACCTGTCGCCTTTGCCGCCCGACTTGATTTCACCACGGGTGCTGACCCCTGGCGGTCTGCTCGTGTTCGGTGGCGCGCCCAAGGTAGGGAAAAGTGATTTCTTGCTGTCGTGGCTGACGCACATGGCCGCCGGAGCAACTTTCCTGGGGATGCGGCCACCTCGTCCTTTGCGGGTCTTTTACCTGCAGGCCGAGGTGCAGTACCACTACCTGCGCGAACGGGTGAAGGAAATTCAGTTGCCGCCCCATCGCTTGCTCGACGCCCGAGTCAATTTCGTCGCCACGCCGCAGTTGCGCATGGTGCTCGACGATGCCGGTCTGGAGCAGGTGATTCCCGCCATTGCGAATGCGTTTGGCGGCCTGCCGCCCGACATCATTGGCATCGACCCGATCCGCAATGTGTTCGATGGCGGGGATGCTGGTGGCGAGAACGACAACGGTGCCATGCTGTATTTCCTGTCGCAGCGCGTGGATCGAATTCGTCAGGCGGTGAATCCGGATGCCGGGGTGATTCTGGCGCACCACACCCGGAAATTGGGCAAGAAGCAGTTCGAGGAGGACCCGTTCCAAGCGCTGGCCGGCGCCGGCAGTCTGCGCGGCTACTACTCGACCGGGATGTTGCTGTTCCGGCCCGATGAGAGTCGCACGACCCGCCAGTTGATCTTTGAGCTGCGCAATGGCGCAGGCATTCCGATCAAACACGTCGACAAACTCAAAGGCGAATGGCGCGAAGTCGATCCTGGTGATCGCCTGGTCATGAAGGAATACGGCGAGCGCCTGGATGCCGAACGTCGGCGCAAGCGCGATGCAATCTTGGAGATCCTGTTTCAGGAAGCTGCCAAGGGGAATTGCTACACAGCCAACCAGTTCGCCGAGTCCTTCGAGGGCAAGGCTGGCCTGGGGGGCGAGCGCACGATCCGCGAGCGGATTTCAGCCCTGTCGACCCAAGCCTACATCAAGTATTTCCGCAATGCGGCGGACTACGGCTTGCCTTCCTGTGGCCGCACCAAGTTTGGCTACCTCTGTGTCGAGGACATGCTGCTGCGCACACCAGATGGCGAGCCTGATCACGAAACCGGGGAGGTGCCCATGCGCGAGCAGCGCGTGCTTCCCACCCATTACAAGTGCCCACTCTCTGGCGCGGCCATGCCGGTCGAAGACCCGGAGGTGTGGGTGTACCACGACGATTTGAACGATACGGAGGCCTCATGATTGCCCATTCATTTGTTGGCAAAACCGCTGCCAACTGCACCCACTCTGTTGCCAACTTCGCGCAGTTGGCAAGGCGCTGCCAACTGAAAACCCAGACAGGACGGGCATTTCGCTCCGATTCGGTTCAGTTGGCAGTTGGCAGTGTTGCCAACTTGCCAACTGGCGCAAACCCGCGTCGTTGCTGGGTTTCTCCGGGGTTTTCAGTTGGCGAAAACTCCCCCTCCTACTACGTAGGAGAGGGAACAAAGGTTCCCTCTTCCCTACGTGGAGGGTTGGCTGCGGGTGGGAATGGTGGTGGCCTGCCTTCTCCTGCGTCATCAATCCTGGCCCTTGATCTTGGCACTCAGACCGGTTGGGCGTTGCATGGGCGCGATGGCGACATCACCAGTGGCAGTGAGACGTTCAAGCCCCAACGATTTGAAGGGGGCGGCATGCGCTACCTGCGCTTCAAGCGCTGGCTCATCGAGATCAAGCAATCGGTCGACGGGATCGATGCGGTCTTTTTCGAAGAGGTCCGCCGTCATGCCGGCGTCGATGCGGCTCACGCTTACGGCGGCTTCATGGCCCATCTGACGGCATGGTGCGAGCACCACCAGATCCCTTACCAAGGGGTGCCGGTTGGCACGATCAAGAAGCACGCGACCGGCAAGGGCAACGCGAACAAGGAACAGATGGTGGCGGCCGCACGACAGCGTGGCCATGCCCCTGCGGATGACAACGAAGCAGACGCACTGGCGATTCTGCACTGGGCCATTGAGACACAGGAGTTTTGACATGAAGATCCCAAACTACCAATACCGCTGTCCTTTGGGACGTCTGCAACCCCAGACCACAGATCTGGACGCGATAAAGGAGCGTGGCTGGCGCGACCAGCACATCCTCGTGGTGTCAGAGTCCGATGAGCGTTTGGACTTTGTTGAACGTGAGTTCGTGAAGCGGATTGGTCAGCGTCTGTACGGTGCCAGCCACAAGCAGGGAGGTCGTCATGACTGAGTGGTGCACAGATACTGTGGCGGCCAGGTTGGAAGAGGCTGCCAACACGGGGCGGCGCCTACCTCCAGTGCGGGTGCAAGGCTACTACACGGTTTGGCCAGTCTTCGTTCGTCAGGAGTGGGAGACGCTGGCTGCCGACGAGAAGGTCTACCGACCCTTCCCACCAAGTCCCAAGGACATCGACCGCATGCTCGAGGTCATGCGTTGGGTGCAGTGGTTGGAGGTCGAGCAGCGCCATCTGGTCTGGATGAGGGCCAAGCGCTATGGATGGCGAGAGATCGGCATTCGCTTTGCCTGTTGCACCAAGACGGCGCAACGACATTGGCAGAAGGCAGTGCAGACCCTCGCGGATCATCTCAACGGTCATGCCAAGTCGCAAGGGAGTTGATAGAAATTTCGGAAACCTTCTAATCGGATAGGGGCGGAGCAGGAGAACGACAAAAGGGAACGCCCGTTGGGGTGTCTCATTTCGCGGCGAAATGCCCTACAGTGACGGCTATGGTTGCGAAAGCTGCGTGACCGAGAGGTAGGGCCCAGGCAAAAGGGGTCCTTCCTCGCCAAAATCCAATGCGGGGGGCGCGAGCGCGACGCTTTTTTAGCGTCAGGGTGCGGGCAAGGTTACCAGTCGGTCAGGTTACCGGCCTCGGTTACCACCCGCCAGTGTGCAGTTACCACCCCTGCTGACTCATGATTCAACCAACCCGCCCAGCCGCAGCGCTCGGCGGGTTTCGTTTTTGGGAAATCCACTTTGAACAAGCTCAACGTCGAGTACCGCAAGGTCGAGGCGCTGATTCCCTACGCCCGCAATCCGCGCACGCATGCCGAGAGCCAGATTGCCAAGATCGCGGCCAGCATCGTCGAGTACGGCTGGACGAACCCGATCCTGGTCGACGGCGACAACGGCATCATTGCCGGGCATGGGCGTCTGGCCGCCGCACGCAAGCTCGGGCTGGATCAGGTGCCGGTGATCGAGTTGGCTCATTTGACCGTCGCGCAGAAGCGGGCACTGGTGATCGCTGACAACCGGCTGGCACTCGACGCGGGCTGGGACGAGGCGATGCTGGCGCTGGAGTTGGCCGACCTGTCCGAGGCGGGGTACGACCTTGCGCTGACGGGTTTCGAGGATGCCGAGATCGAGGCACTGCTCACCAGTGCGGTGGCCGTCGCAGATGATGAATCAGAGTCTGAAGCCGACGAGCCTGACGCGGCTGACGATGTGCCAGACGCGCCCGTCGTGGCGGTTTCCCGCCCCGGCGATGTCTGGGCCATCGGAGCGCACCGCCTGATTTGTGGCGACGCCACCGACCGCGACGTGGTCGCTGCGCTGATGCAGGGTGAAGTCTCTCGCCTGTGCTTCACCTCGCCGCCCTACGGCAACCAGCGCGAATACACCTCGGGTGGCATCTCCGATTGGGATGGCCTGATGCGCGGCGTGTTCGCGCACCTGCCGATGGCAGGCGACGGTCAGGTGCTGGTCAACCTGGGCCTGATCCACCGCGACAACGAGGTGATCCCGTATTGGGACG